TGGTGATTCGGACGGCGATATTTTTTTAGACACTGCCCTTTTTGGGTTGGTTCAAAATCATGGCAACTAATAAAGAAGTAGCTGAACATCTAGACTGTTCGCCTGAGTGGGTTTCAAGGCTTAAAGGTCAAAACATACTACCCTCTGCGCCTGGTAAGTCTATGAGCCTAGATCAATGCCGAGTTGCGTATATAAATTATCTGCGAACTAAAGCCAGAATGACATCTAACACTGATGATGGAACTATTACAGAACATAAGACTCGTCTTACTTCTGCACAAGCTGACAAAGCAGAAATGGAAGTACAAGTGTTAAGCAGTAGCCTTATAAAAGCTGATGATGTTAGATCTAGTTGGACAGAATTTGTATCTAACGTGCGAGCAAAACTATTAAACCTACCTGCAAAAATGGCACACCAAGTTATAGGCTTAGATCACTACGCAGAAGCAGAAGAATTATTAACTAACGAAATATATGAAGCACTTAACGAACTCTCCAAATCTGAATACACAGAATCCAATGAAATGGGTATGGACGGAAACGGCAAAGACGTTCCAACCACCCAAGAAGCTACTGGTTAGCGAATGGGCTGATAACTATCGTTTCTTAACTTCTGAGTCTAGCGCAGAACCAGGCAAGTGGAGAACATCACGCGCGGCTTACCAAAAAGAAATAATGGATTGCATTATAGATCGCAATATAGAAACAGTAGTGGTGATGAAAAGTGCGCAGATTGGCGCCACTGAACTCTTACTTAACGTGTTGGGTTACTACATTAGTCAGGATCCCTGCCCTATCATGTGCTTACAACCCACTATAGAAATGGGCAGATCTTTTTCTAAAGATAGACTAGCACCTATGCTTGCTTCATCACCTGCCTTAGAAGACAAAGTTAAAGAACCTAGATCTAGAGATAGTGAAAACACAGTTTTGCACAAAAAGTTTCCTGGTGGTCACATGACTATTACTGGTGCTAACTCTGCAAGTGGTTTGGCAAGTAGGCCAATAAGAATATTGTTAGTAGATGAGTGTGATCGTTATCCTGCATCCGCAGGCAGTGAAGGAGATCCAATATCATTAGCTACTAAACGTACTACTACATTTTGGAACCGCAAAATTATTATGGCATCGACACCCACAATAGATGGATTGTCACGCATACAGACAGCGTTTGAGACTAGCGATAAACGCAAGTTCTGGGTGCCATGCGTACATTGTAATCAATACATAACACTAGAATGGGCCAATGTTCATTGGGAAGAAAGTGATCCTGAAACTGCACATTACGTGTGCCAAGAATGTGGATCTATTATGGAAGAAAAACATAAAGTGCAGATGTTACGTGATGGAGAATGGAGAGCAGAAAACGAAACAACTACAATTGCAGGATTTCATATATCAGAACTGTATTCGCCCTGGTCTACGTGGGCATCAATGGCTGTTGGATTTGCACAAGCTAAAAAGCACCCAGAGTTGTTAAAGACTTGGGTTAATACTTCACTTGGCGAAGTGTGGCGCGACTCTGGAACAGAAATAGAATCGGAAGGCTTACTAAAACGCAGAGAGAATTGGGATGCAGAGTGCATACCAGATGATGTGTTAGTAATTACCGCAGGCGTTGACGTGCAAGATGATAGATTAGAATTACAAGTAGTAGGATGGGGCAAAGAAAGTCATTCTTACGTCATAGATAATCAAGTGTTTTGGGGCGAAACATCACAGTATGCCGTATGGCATGAACTGGATGATTACGTGCAGAGAAGGTATCAAAGAGAAACTAAAGCAGATCTACCTATAGCGTGCATCGCTATAGACTCAGGTTATCAAACACAGTCTGTTTATAACTTTGTAAAAGTTAGACAAGGAAGAAGAATATTCGCCATTAAAGGACAATCCCAACCTGGCAAGCCAATAGCAGGTAGACCAACACAATCAGGTAGACAAAGAGTGCAACTCTTTCCATCTGGTGTAGATACTGCAAAAGAAACTGTGTTCAGTTGGTTACAGATCGAAGAACCAGGCCCAGGCTATATCCATTTCCCTTCTACTGTTGATGATGAATACTTTAAACAGCTTACATCTGAGAAAAGACAAGTTAAATACGTAAAAGGACGTAAAACTATTGTATGGGTACCGACACGCGAAAGAAATGAAGCATTAGATACATACGTTTATTCATTAGTAGCCTTTCACATACTTAATCCAGACTTAGAAAAGATTGCAAATAAGACATCAACCACAGAAGAACAACAAGAAGAACAACCTACTAAAGAACCACAAGCCAGAGATCTAGCCAAAGAAAGACGTAGACCTAATAGAAAAAAATCATTTGTTAAGGATTGGTAGAGTGTTGACAAGCTAAAAATGCAACTTACGGTCTTAAAAAAACTGTATGAGGGCAGAAATTGGCTAATTTATTTGACTCAGAAAATTACCCTTCTAATGTGCCAGAGACTTTAACGGTAGGTGACCGTTGGGCATGGAAACGTGAAGATATAGCAACAGATTACGCGCCTGCTGATTACACACTAACTTATAGCTTTAGATTATTAAGTTCTACTGCCACAGAGATAGCATTAGCAAGCAGTGTCATATCAGAAACATCAACTGCCTACGTCATAGAGGTACCTAGTTCAACTACGGCAGGTTACACCAAAGGTGATTACAGTTATCAAGAATATATAACTAACGGATCTTCCCAAAGAGTTGTTGTTAGTTCTGGTTATTTATCTATCACACCTAATCTTGATGCTGATGGTGCAGATCCAAGATCACACGCAAGAATAGTAATGGATGCGTTACAAGCCATGTTAGAAAACAGAGCATCAATAGACCAATCAAGTATGAGTGTAGCAGGTAGATCTTTAAGCCGTATGACTCCACAAGAAATTAGAGATTGGTACGAATATTACAGACACAAAGTTAATTTAGAAGTTAAAAAGGACAGGATAAGCAAAGGTTTATCTACAGGATCCTTAATAAAAGCGAGATTTTAAATGCCCTGGTACAAAAGATTATTTGGTAGCCGTAAAAAGAACAGACCTCTTAACTTGCGTACTTACGCAGGTGCCAATAAAGGACGTTTATTTGCGGATTTTTTTAGCAATTCAAAGTCTGCCGATGCAGAACTAGCCCCTGCCCTACGCACATTACGCGATAGATCTAGAGAATTAGCTAGAAATGATAGTTATGTTAAACGCTATTTAGCCTTACTTTCCGCTAATGTTATAGGCACAAAAGGCATAAGACTGTCATGCAAGGCAAGGGATGATAACGGTCAGCTAGATATAGTAGGCAATCAAATCATAGAACGTGAATTTGCTAAGTGGTGCAAGAAAGAAAGTTGTACTGTAACTGGCAAATTAAGTTTTATAGATGCACAAAAGCTATTTGTTGAGACATTAGCAAGGGATGGAGAGTGTTTAGTAAAACACGTAAGGACTAAAGACAATCCTTATAACTATTCTATCCAATTTATTGAAGCAGATCACCTAGACGAAGAATACGATTATAAATTAAAAGACAATGCGACTATTCGCATGGGTGTTGAAGTAAATGGTGTTGGTAAGCCATTGGCTTACCATTTGTTTAAGCAACATCCTTATGATTCTAGTCAATACAGCACAGTGCAATCACAAAAGTACACAAGAATTCCTGCTGATGAATTAATACACGCTTACATACAAGAAAGACCAGAAATGACACGCGGTGTACCTTGGACTTCTACTGCTATGGACAAGATCCATACTTTAAACGGTTACAGACAAGCAGAGTTGACAGCATCAAGGTTGGCGGCCTGCAAAATGGGGTTCTATGTATCGCCAGGCGGAGATGGTTACTTAGGTGAAGACTATGAAGATACTTATTCGCCTATTATGGAAGCTGAACCAGGCACATTTGAACAGCTACCTAGTGGCATGGACTTTAAAAGTTTTGAGCCTAACCACCCTACTTCTGCATTTGAAGCATTTGAAACAGCCATCTTAAGAGGTATAGCAAGTGGTTTAAACATAAGTTATCACTCATTAGCTAACGATTTAAGTTCAGTAAACTACAGTTCTATCCGCGCAGGATCTTTAGAAGACCGCGCACAGTTTGGTGTTATACAAGAATTTGTAATTGCACACTTTATAGAGCCTATATTTAGAGAATGGCTAGAAATGGCTATGACAACTAATCAAATTCCTATGCCTATCACGCGTTTTGATAAGTTTGCAGACTCAACTACGTTTATACCAAGATCCTGGAGTTATGTAGATCCACAAAAAGAAATACAAGCCAACATTTTAGGTCTTAAGTCAGGACAAGTAACAATGAGCGATATACAAGCGGCATATGGCAGAGACGTAGAAGAATTATTTGAACAGCATGACAGAGAAACAAAATTAGCAGAGCAATACGGTGTAACTACCGCATTTCAACCGTTTGGAGCGCAAACAAGCGCAGTTGAGCCAGAGTTACAAGGTGCAGATGATGAATAAGCAGTTGAGGTGGGAACATTTAACAATGTTGAGCAAAATACAGACGATGGGCGCACTCTCTACCGTCTTGTTTTCTTTAGGACTAAGGGATTTTGCTGTTCTGCAAGGGGCGAGATATGAATAAAAAAGAATTTACAGATGTTGATCCATCTGCAAATAGGGAGCCTAACGGCTTAAATTTAGAACTTAAATCCGAGGAAACAGATATGGACGAAAGAACCGAAGAACGTCACATACTAGCTGTAGAAGAAGATGCTAATTCTATCAATGTTAAATTTGCGAAAGCAGAACAAGTTGAAGAAATAGAAGAAAACGCATACGGCGAGGATGAAGACGAGGAAAAGCGTTTTGACAAAGACGAAACAAACTATCGTTCTATAGATCTATCTAGGGCAGAAATGATAAATGAGGATAAAAGAACCGTCCGCATTGCTCTTTCTTCTGAAGAACCTGTGGAACGTAGTTTTGGAATGGAGGTGCTTGACCATTCCCCTGGCTCAGTTGATATGAGTTGGGCAAGAAGCGGCAATATGCCTGTTTTGCTAGACCATGATACGACTAGGCAAGTAGGTATTGTTGAGGATTTTAATTTAGACGGTGCTACTAATAGGACATTAGCAACGGTGCGCTTCGGAAGAAGTGAACTAGCACAAGAAACGTGGAACGATGTTTTGGACGGTATTAAGCGTTCAGTTAGTGTCGGCTACAGAATCAACTCTATGGTAAGAGACGAATCTGCGGAAGATACAACCTATAGGGCCAACTGGACTCCTATGGAAGCAAGCTTAGTTTCATTGCCTGCTGATACAAACCCTATGGTGGGTGTTGCCAGGTCAAAAGATAGTGCAGAGGTGGAAGCCCCTGTTTTAATAAACAATTCTATAAAGGAAAAGAAAATGGAAGAAAATAAAACTCCAGAAGTTGATTTAGAAGCTGTTAGATCTGAAACCGCAGTAAGCGTTAGATCTGAAGTTGCTAAAGAAGCAAAGGAAATACTTGCATTAGCTACTAAACACCACAAACGTGATTTAGCTGATGTATCAATAGCGGAAGGACATTCTCTAGAGCAATTTAGAGGGATCCTTCTTAATCAAATAGCAGACGATAAGCCACTAGAAACACCAGTAGCAGAAGTTGGACTAAACGACAGAGAAAGAGGCAGTTATTCTTTTTTAAATGCGATTAGAGCGGCATCAAGCGGTGACTGGTCAAAAGCAGGACTAGAAAGAGAGATTTCAAATGAAATCGCTTCTAGAACTGGTAAAGAAGCTAGAGGTTTCTACCTACCTATGGACATAGGTTGGGGGCAAAGGGATCAAACTGTTGGCACTAACTCACAAGGTGGTTTCTTGAAAGGAACAGAACACCTGGCTAATGAGTTCATTGGTGAAGTTTATGCTAACTCAGTAGTTGCACAATTAGGCGGCAGAGTTATGACTGGTTTACAAGGTGATATAGCGATTCCAAAGCTATCTGCATCTGTAACTAACACAGCCTTCGTCAGTGAAGGTGGAAGCCCAACTGAAGGCGCGGCGACTTTCGCGCAAGTCACAATGGCACCTAAGACTTTAGCTACATACGTTGACTACACAAGAAAACTAGCATTGCAATCGGATCCATCTGTTGAGCAAATACTTAGAAATGACATAGTTCAAACTATGGCTTCTAAGATAGACCAAGTTGCTCTAAATGGTGGGGCTTCAAATGAACCTTCAGGCATTTTGCAAGAGTCTGACACTAATGTAGTTGCTATTAACACTAATGGTGGTGCAATCACTTATGCCAAAGTTGTAGACATGGAAGCGGCTATAGCGGCTGATAATGCTTTAACTGGTACTTTAAACTTTGCAACGACTCCTGGAGTACAAGGTGCAATGAGACAAATACCTAGACAGGGTTCAGGTGTTGAAGGTAACTTTATCCTAAACGATAGCAACTCTATCTTAGGACACAACGTAACTGTTTCAACTAACGTACCTAGTAACTTAACTAAAGGATCTACTTCAGGTACTTGCCATGCACTTATCTTAGGTGACTTTAGCCAAGTAATGATGGGATTCTGGTCAGGTGTTGATGTAGTTGTTGATAGTTCAACATTAAGCACTTCTGGTGGAACTAGAATTGCGTTTTTCCAAGATGTTGATGTTGCAGTAAGAATACCTAACGCTTTCGCGGCGATTAAGGATATTACTGTTTAATTATTTTGATTTGAGGGGAGTTCGCTCCCCTCTCTCAAAGGAGTAACAATGGCACAAATAAAAATGGAACAGGATGCCTACATTAGAGGAATCATGCGCAAGAAAAATGACGTTGTAGAAGTATCTATTGCGGAAGCAAGACAATACGTAAGCAACGGCACAGCAAGCGATGTTTCTGATAAACCAAAAAAGACAGCTACTAAAGCAGTCAAAAAGGCACCTAGTAAAAAGGCTAAGTAATGGTACTTGAATCGTCAGCGGATTTAGCAGGTTACTTTGATACAGATGCACATGGTACTGCGGCTACTATCACTATAAATGGTAGCGGTTCTAGTATTAATGTTATTTTAAACAAAGAATACTTTGCTATAGATCCTGGATTGGGCATGGAAGTAGAAGGAACACAACCTGTATGCACAGGAAGATCCGCAGACATGACTAATGTAGAGATTGGTGACACGATTCTAATCAGTTCTGTTACTTATAATATTATTAATGTTCAGCCAGATGGCGTAGGTGTTACTGCGTTAGTCTTAGAGGAGCAATAGTGTCACACGTCAGGCAACAATTAAGAGAAAGAGCGGCTACAACCCTAACAGGGTTGACCACTACTGCATCTAGAGTTTACCAATCAAGAGTTTACCCTCTTGGAGCGGCTAACTTGCCTGGTTTGTTGATCTATACCAAATCTGAGGATAGCGAAGCGGTAACTATGTCAGGGGCAAGAACACTTTTAAGAAACTTATCTTTAGTTATTGAAGGCTATGTAAAAGCAGTCAGTAATTATGACGATACTGTGGACACGATAGCAAAAGAAGTGGAAACGGCTATGGGTAATGATGTCACGCTTAACAGCTTGGCTAAAAACTCTTATCTAGAATCTACTGAAATTGAATATGACGGCGAAGGTGAAAAACCACTAGCTGTGATATCACTAACGTACAGAGTTGAATATATGACTAAAGAGAATGCACCACAAACGGCGGTGTAAGGAGTAGATATGGCAGTTTTATATTCTCCAGATGGTAAAGATAGCATTGATGCACATATAGACCAGGTGGAGTATTTAAAGAGCAAAGGTTGGACTGAAGAGAAATCTAAGTCTGTAAGTAAAAAAAATAAAAATAGCGAGGAATAGAAATGGCAACACACGCAGGCAAAGAAGGCCTAGTTAAAGTAGGCTCTAACACAGTAGCGGAAGTACGCACATGGACTATCAATACAAATGCAGATGTTATAGAAGATACAGCTATGGGAGATGCGGCTAGAACGTACCTTCCTGGTTTAACTTCTGCTGATGCATCAATTGATGTTTTTTGGGATGAAACAGATACAAATGGTCAGGTTGCATTAGCACCTGGATCATCTGTAACTTTAGTTTTATACCCTGAAGGCGCAAGTTCGTCAGATACGTACTACACTGGTACAGCAATCGTAACTTCAAAATCCATAACAGGATCTTTTGATGGAATGGTTGAAGCTAGTATAGGTGCTACCTACACAGGCGCAGTAACAACGGCAACGGTGTAAGAAATGAAAGCAATTGAGAGTGCAAAAGTTCATTTCAGTGGATTAGCAATAGAAATGGTGGAAGTTCCAGAATGGGGAACTGATGGCGTACCTTTAAGTGTTTATTACAAGCCAATGACGTTGGCTGAAAAGAATAAACTTTATAAGTTAGCGCAGAATGATGATCTAGAGATTATGGCTTATACGTTGATCTATAAAGCATTAGATTCAGACGGTAATAAGATATTTGATCTAGGTGATAAACGAGCATTAATGCACGAAGTTGATGCTGATGTTGCGGCAGAACTAGCCGCTAAGATCATGTCTGGTGCATCTATTGATGAACAAAAGGGAAAGTAAGAGAGGACAATGATTTTTTTGCTCAGTACGCTTTAGCAGAAAAACTAGGTCTGACGGTATC